TAAAAGAAGAGACTTTGAAGTATGTGATCGAAGTCCTAGAAGATTATCGAAACATGACCGACCATTATCGTCAAGAGGGTGAGGAATACACCGCCATAGACGAGTGCATAGATGAACTAATAACAGCATTGTCGGAGGAGAAGTCCTGCGATATGTGCGGAGAGACTAACGATTCTGTTGGCTTCTCGGGATGCGCCCATGAGGAGCATAAGAAAATAATGATATGCGACCTTTGCGACATAGACGGCTCGTTGTATAACGGCTGGTGTCACGAAGCGGGCGAGGAAGGAGTTGATCCCAGTGGGAGATAAAAAACTCGTAGAAGTTGATCCAGTTTCGAGTTCACCGTTGGAGAATGATGACCCAACCAAGAGAAGGGTTGAAGTGACTGTTCGTTGGACAAGTGAAGACACAAGATGGTTTGACGTTCCTGCGGAGATGAGTCTCAACGAGGTTGCTTGCAGTCTTGAGTTCAACACCGCAAATTGGACACCCGAAGAAACCCAATGGGGTGCGATAGTTATTGAAGATGTGGACTCAGAAGAACAGTGGGAGTTTGAATGATGCTAAAAGACCATTTGGAAGAATACGAAGACACGGGAAAGCGTGGGGACATTTGGATAGAAGGTAAATTACCTGAGTTGGGAGGACATGAGGCAGATCTCGACTGCGACATCTGCGGAGCAAAGGTAGAGTTTCACTTCTATCACGAGTTCGGATCTGAAACGTACAGTGTTGATATTTATGACGCTGACGGCAATAAAATTGGACAACTAGGGGAGTAGAAAGGAGAGTTTAATGGCTGACATAACAGAAATAGATATGTATGACTTACAGAAACTCTGTAGACAATACGGTTTAGACATAGATGTGCTGAACGCTGACCTTTGGGATTTGCGAAAAGAGTTGCGTTGGGCAGGATGCAAGGAGGTGGACTGATGATTGACGAAATAGAGAAAGACTTACGTGGATTAAAGCAAGACCCAATAGCATGGTTCTTAGCAAAACAACTGATTCTGTTGGGAGGACATGAGGCAGATGATTTCACCATTGACTTTGTTCTTTGGGCATCCACCTGTTCTGCGAACACTCAACAGTTAACGCAAGAACTATTAGAAGAAGCATGGAAGGAGTTGTAATGAAGTCCTACGTTATTAAAGACGCCATGACAATCATTGATCCTTGCGTCCATTGTGGAGAGTCAACAGCGTTTGGCTATGGCAAGTTTGTTAACAGGCTCGGTTGGGATGACGGTTGGTCATGCGCTGAGTGTGCCAGTCTCGACTGCGACATCTGTTACGAAAAGATAACTCTTGACGAGGATCGAAGGTGGAACGAGAGCCTATTCGCTTGCCATGAGGAATGTCTCACCGAAGATCAGAACACAATCTACGAGTTGTGGTTCGAACACGACTGTCACGATTATCCTGAACGATGGTTCGCTGACGTTATAAAAGCCTGTGCTCTGTTCCACCTGATATAATATTTCTATACCCCGATTAGGTTTCTCCTTACTTCCTACTCGTGGGCAAGAGCCCCCGCATTCTTACCGTCTGCGGGGGTTCTTTTTTTTGCGACCGTCTCCCGGGCAAACCGCTCCCGGTCCGGGTCACCTGGCCCGGTCCGGGTTGTGAATTTTCAGGGGGGATTTTCAAGTGTGGATTTCAAGTGTGAATTTTCAAGTGTGAATTTCAAGTGTGAATTTTTGTATAGGGTTGTGTGTTGTGTTAATTCCTGTTATAGTTGACACTAAGCAAACAGTAAGGAGTAAATAGATGTTTAACATCTTTAAAGTAGGTGACCGTGTGAAGGTCAAAGACCAAGATATTTTTGGTGTCATCACATGGGTAGATGTGTGGACAAGTTCCTACGCGACAGTCTTAGATGACGCTCGTGAGGAGTGGATGGAAGAAGATGACGATGGGACTTTAGAGTTCCGTGTCACCGAATTAGAAAGAGAGGTGTCCTAAATGGAGGATATCGTAACCAGCGACCTCGCTCGCTTTGGTGCCCGTGAGCGGGTAATAGCGGGGGAAATACTCTGGGCATGGAACACCCAGGGGCTGCCCTTCGACTTTGAAGACGGGTATGAGACACGAATAATGTTTAATACCCAAAGCGGCTATGTGTTCCTAGATAATGGTGAAGCGTGTCAGACCGCTGTGATGGAGGGCAGGGACTTAGTTATGTTCTACTGTCTCGGCTATCAAGGCATAGAAGGAACTCTTGAGGAACTAGAAGAGGAATTCAAGGCCAACGGTGAGACTTGGCACAAGGAAGACGTAGAAACCTTCCGCAACATCCAAGAAGCCAACGCTAAAAACGTGAGGGGATAACATGCCTAATTATGAAGTGGGTGTTCATCTCACATATTACGGAACTGTCCAAGTGGAAGCGACTACTCCCGAAGAAGCAATAGATCAGGTTAAAGAACTTGACGCTGTTGACATTGCTATTTCTTCGGAAAGCGCTAGCCCAGAGTACGCTGTCGAGACAGCAGAAGAGGTTTAACTAACAGGGGAGAGCCTTCGGGCTCTTTTCCCCCTCCGGGGACTCGGTCCGGTCCGGTGTATTGCGTCCGGTCCGGGTTAGGTCGCCCGGTCCGGGTAATTTCAGGATTGCAGCCTCGGGGTACACCCGGCGTGTGAATTTCAGGTGTGAATTTGGCGTGTGAATTTGCCGTGTGAATTTCAGGGTTACAGCCGAAGGGGGGACCACAAGTGTGAATCCACCCCCCGACCGAGTTGACAGGGGATCAGTCAACTAAAGATGCAGTGCCAGGTGTTCCCAACTTGGATGCAAGTGCTCCCTTTACTACTGAGACCGCTGCGGCAACGCCAGCACCAGCCATCATCTTCCATTGGTCCACGCCAAGATCGAACATTGAGTTCGAAGACATGGCTCCGATTGCAGCCTGCACGAATGTGGCTACGACTCTCTCTATGAGGTCACGTGTAATCATGTGTCATCCTCCTACGGTTGACTCTAAAAAACCCAAGCGCCCGCAGGCAAGTGGGTGGGCCTTTTGACCCTTTTTGTCTCCTGTATATGGTTTGTTTTCGTATAGTCGTTCTGTTTGTGGTTTTTGTGTTTTCCCTGGTCTTGCGGTCTACTACTAGGTGTTATTTGTTAGTGTGACAACCACCGCTACGATCGCAGTCACTATCGACGCTGGAACAGCATACATCCACCGTTCCACCATTCGAATACGTTGCTCAAGGTCATCAGTTTTACGACCCTGAGTTAAAACAATGGCATCAAGTTTCTCCTCAATACCCTCCAACCTCTCATTAAGCACCGCCAAAGTAATATGCACCCTGTCAGCACCAACCCAACCCTCATTAGTGTTATCCACCATAATTAAAATCCGCCCATGTCTCAGACCACAACAAGTTATCCACAACCCCTGTGGTATCTAAACCGTACATAGCCTGAACCTCACAAGTAGCCTGCTCAGTGAAACTCCCAAACACGCCATCAACTTTGATGTAAGACCCGAAGCCAACATTACCGAAAATCTGATTAACAGCCCCCTGCCATAAAGCAACCCATTCAACACCCCCAGGGACACTAGAGTCCTTAGACCCCAACCCCAAACTAGACGCCATCAGCCGCAGCCCATGTAGACGAATCAACTGCCCCAGTAGCAGGGACACCTAAAACCTCTTGAACCGCACGAGTCGTATTCTCCGTTGCCTCCCCAAAACCGCCATCAACAGACAACAAAAGGTCATCAGTCAACAAAGGATGATCTAAAATAATCTCATTACACACAGACTGCCAAGACTCAACCGCTTCACCTTGCATACCAGGCTCTACAGACTCTCTCTCCCCCTGTAGGGATTCTTCTTCGCCTGCGGCGGGCTTCTCTTCAATTGGTTGAGGTACACCGTCCACTTCCACCCAAGCCTCATCCTCTTCGGTGTCGGGATTATCGGCAATAAAGTGCCCTTTTTCGTTGCGGGCTCGGACTTTCTCAATAGGTACTGTGTCTTCTGGCTGTTCTGGCGGTGGTATAACCGCACCATCTGTCCAAGTAATCTCTGTGCACACACCGATATCGGCGTTAGTGTGCCATTCTTCGTCACAACCATCAGGCCATGACCTTAAATAATTCTCGCTTTGCTGAACATTCGCATCCAAAATTCTTTGAGGATATTGCATACCAACTGCTGTTCTACCCTCGAGAACACCATCTTTGCGAAGATCACAAATCAAACCACGGATAGCATCCGCTTGTTTTTGTGTAAGGGGAGCATCAGCAACACCAATGTTTACTCTTTGCTTGCCCTCTGTCACATACTCGTCATCGGTAGTGACCTTGCCTTTAGCGTCTACACACCAACCGCATGATTGGTCATCTCTCACTATCCAAAGTTCGTCTGCCATCCCCTTGTCTCCTAACGTGTTGTCGGCTCTCTTAAGAGGTTAGTCGAACCTGCGGCGAAGTAGTGGAGCACGGCGTATATGTTTTGTAGCCGGACCATCTACGGGTTCAATCGGTTCTCTTGATTGTAGCGTCTCCTCAATGCTTGCGACGAGGTTTCGGAGGTGTTCCACTGCCTTTTCTACCGAGTTCGCATCTACACCACCAACAGACACAGGGGCATCTTTCACATCCGCATTTTTCACAATCAACCTCTTTATTTTTCGCCATTTATACCCCAGAAAGTCCCCTGGCAGGCCAGTATTTCACATAAAATTGGATAGACAGGGTGACCATCGACTACAAACCAGAATTTTCGCTTATACTTAAAGGTGAAGACATCCTATACGGAGGTCCAAATGAAATATACGATCGAGTCTGAAAGCGAAGCGATCTACGCAACGGTTAAAGCCCCTGATGGTTCCCGCCGTGAAATAAAAATCGCTCGTTTATTACACCTACCCAATGCGACCCGTAGAACAGCCGCAATGTTTGGGCGCCATGCTGAGAACAACTGGACAGAACAACCAACGTATGCGGCATTTAGTAGTCGCCCTGGTTCTCCCGTAATCCGCTGGCACGGTAAGGTCGTTGATATAACGACTAAAGACGAACTGGAAAACCTACAAGTCGGAACCATTCATCACAACTCACTATTGTCACAAACCGGGCAAGTAGCCCAAGTAATTACACTAGAACTCGAAAAGGCACCAAATGCGTAACAACCCATTTAGTACTGGCAGTGAACAAGGCAACAGAATGACCAACCCTGCGGACTCCAACAACCCAATCAATCAGCCTTTCACTTTCGCTTCCCCACCTCGCACACCTGTACAGGTAGGGCCAGAAATGACGATGATACAAGTGCAAACTGTGTCATCTCTTAAATCATTATTAGGCAATATTGCAGAAACCTTCAGGGAACATGGTATGGTCGATCTTGCTGCCGAGGCAGAAAAAGTAGCCGATCTTCTCTAAGGAACCATGTCCCCAATCAAATGTACACAAACGGAATCTTCTTATATGCGGGGGTGCCGTTGCGATGCTTGCCGTAGCGCTCACACAGTAAACGAACGCAATAGACGTAGACACGCAACAACAAAATCAAAAGAAAGAGACGAGGCTAAGAAACGAACCCCTTCCGCAAGGGCTCGGTCAGGTGGGCGTGGGCTATTATCAGACAATGACGCTTTCACAAGGGGGGCAATTGCAAAAGCAAGAGGATGGGATAAGTAGTTTCGCTAACAGCGATCAGCAAAGATACGAACCTGAGGGTGAACGTGCCCCAGATTTCTACAACGCTGTAAATGACCCCATAACACCTGAGATAGCCAAAGAAATTTTGACGTGGCCTGCAACACACCATCAGGGCGGTATATCAGTTTTCCACAATGCTCTAGATATGTCCCAATGGGATGTCCTGGAGCCCTGGATAAACGAACAAGCCGAAATAGCCCACAATAAACGCTGGAGATGGTTCACAGACGAGAATGGTTCTAAGTACGCCCTAAATGAAGATAACAACAAGTTCACTGAGGCTGAAGTAGCGACTGCACCAATAAGAATGCTCTACTGCATTAACGCTAACGGTCTTGAAGGACATGAACCTACTCCCCCAGAATTTGTTGAAATATTCCGCTCCTGGGAAGAAACCGTTTACAGATGCTTGATGTTATACATCGACAAATACCCTTACATTATCAACCAGTTATGGTGGCGTACACGTGGACACTTTATGAAGTACAAAACTACGGGTTTCTTAGGTCCACATGCTGACTGCGACAGTAACTTCCGTACACGTGCAGGAAAGCGTTACCCTCCCATGACAGAATTCCCCACGAGACAAACAATCTCCGTGACATGCAACCTAAACCAATCAGGTCAAGACTACAAGGGTGGAAATTTCAAGTTCCCTTACTATGAGTTGGACCTCGACTTAAGTGCGGGAGATGTAATAATATTTCCTGCCAACTTTATGGGGATGCACGAATTGATGCCCGTCACTAAGGGGGAACGTCACGCCTATCTTGTCGCCTTTGGGCAGGGCACAGACCCCCGAAATCCTGGTGGCCATATAGATGTCAATGAACCCCATGAGGTAAATATGTGGACTCCACCGGCTTTCCTCAATGACCTGCACGACGATTACACAGAAGTTTTTAAGGTCTCCCCAGTATGGGACAACACTCCATTCTTCTACAACCCCATCGGCCAAAACCGTCCCCTCGAAGGAGATGAGGGTGTAGACAACTCAGGCGGAGGGCACTTTGCTGACGATGACCCTATCTTTGACCGTGATGTTTTTAGAAAAACGGGCGAGGTCCTTCAAGAAAAGCAACCAGAGACCAACGCTCCCCAGCGGTTAGGGGTGTTACCTCGTGTAGAGTCCAGGAAGGGAAAACGGTAGCAGAGCCTTGTTCTCTTTTGCACTCTGCCGATTCTGGTCCCGTATAGCAAATTAAATCCCCACCTTGATAATTCGCAGATGGAGACAACTGTAAGGTCACCGTCAATTTTCTTCTCGAAGGTTTTTGGGGACCCCAATCCACGTGTCTGCCAAACAAACCCACATGCTTATCAGTAAACGAGTATTTGTTGATAAAGATTTCTGGGATGCCCTCTGGGCAGGGTTTCAGTGTGAATCCATAATGTTTGTCATTACACAGTTTCCCTATCCTGTAAACCGCTTGGAAGAGGGTCGGGTTGTCTTCATAGACTAAACAGGCAGACTGCCTAAGCCCTGGTAATTCTGTTTCGTCTGCACAATCGTCTCTTTCCATGCCCTTCATTACGGCAACTTGGATGGCTGACCTGCATACACCGGGAAGCCATACTTGATCTGTTTGGGAAATCCCAACATCAGGCATAAGAACTACTCCCAAGAACCCACCCGACAGCAGACCATCTCTCTCCAGATGTCAACTCATTGACTTGATGTAAAGTCCACGAAGGAAAGAGAGTAATAGAACCCTGACTACTGTCACAAAGCCAAGGTTCTGGGCCATCAAACAGAACCAATTCCCCTCCCTCATAGGCGTCAGGTGGCGATAACTGAATAGTGAAAGTTATCTTCCTGGTTCGATGTACACCTCCCCAATCTGTATGGCTTGCTTGGTGTCCGCCTTTTTTGTATCTCAAGACTTCAACCGACGGGAGCCCTCCGTCTATTTCAAAACCCCATTGCTCAAGGTTGACCTGTTTTGCTGCATCTAGAATTTGGTCCAAGAGCCTTCTGTTGCCCAGGCCATACATGTCTGCCTGTCTAAACGATTTCTTTATTTGGTTTCGGTCATCTACGACTGACAAGGCTGGATGGCACGGTGTTTTTCTTACCTCCTCGACTATATGGTCGCACTCTTCTGGCGACCATAATTGATATGAGATAAAAGTATTCATTAGTCATCTTTAGTTATGGGTGAACGGTGCTCTTCACGCATTTCTAAGAATTTTTGTCCAAGGTTAAACGTGGTTTCGTCATCATTAGCCTTAGATATTTTTGCTACACGGCGCTTGTCACTTTTAGATAACTGTGTAGCCTCAAAACTGTCTAAATTGTTTTTAGCCAACGTCTCGGTTATTTGAACTGCCATCGCCCCAAGATGTTGAATAAATTTAGGGCTGTCTATCCCCCCAGAACCTTCATATCTGATTCGCTTCCCTAAGAGTTCCACAGCCATATCCCATGTCTCAACTGAGGGTGGTTTCACTCCACACATTTTTGCCAGCGTTTGTCTGGCTTTGGGGTGTTCATTCGCCAACTCATCAGGTAAAAATCCTAATTCTTCAGCCTTGTCAGCCAAAGCACATGCCTTAACCATTCGTCTTTGCATTTCATATGGGTTCATAAAATAAGTCTTACCTTTGCTTTTCTTTTCGCTAAATGGTTGATAGCCCCTGAGACGGCATCTACCTGATCGTCGTGGCTACCTTTGGGGAACTGCACGCACTCGTCTATTAGTGCTTTTGTCCATTTCCCCCTAAGTAATTTCACGTTACCTAATTCACAGGCGCTTGAAAACACTCGAGCACGTTCTTCTTTGCTTCCAGATGACCGAACACCTTTAAAGGGATAACCGACTAACACTTGCCGTGCATAGTAATCAATCGTATTTATACCACTAGCCCCTGGTTCTTGTTCCATCCAGATATCCGTTTTCCTGTCATCGTTTTCTGCTGTCATTCGGATACGACGTTCAACATCTGCTGGAGTCCCACGTAACCGCTGTATATCTAAAACGTAATACCTCCCATCGGATATGCCGACTAACGCCCCAACTGTCCAGTCGGGGTCTTTACCTTTTGCCTCTGCTGTAGCGGCCAAATCCCAGAACCGAATTTTTTTCATGTCATCAATATCTGGGACATTTGGGACCGTCTCAAACCAATCAGTCTCAAACATTCCTCCTTTTTCGGTAACTTCCCAATTTCCTTCAAGGAGTCTTGCCCTTTCTACCGCATCTAACTCTTGAAGGCTGGCCTCGTAGGCTTCCCTGTCTAGAGAGGGGTTGTCTGTGATCCTTGCTGGCATAAATTTACGATCATTAGTG